ACACAGCAACTTCATTAGACGATGCGGAAGCAGTTATTCATGTTATTAAAATTTCTGAAAACGATTTACGTAAACAACAAGTAAATGGTTTTTATACAGATATAGAATTAGCAAAACCCTCGGCAGCAACAGATGCTGATAAAGTTACCGACAAAGAACGTGAATTAGAAGGTGTTACTAAAACAGCACGAGCAGAAAATTTATACACATTACTTGAATGTCACGTTAATTTAGATTTAGAAGGTTTTGAAGATGTTGGTCAAGACGGTGAACCAACAGAAATAAAATTACCTTACGTCGTTACAATCGAAGAAGGTAGTCAAAAAGTTTTGTCCGTAAGACGAAACTTTGCGCCCAATGATCCACTTAAAAATAAAATCCAATATTTTGTCCATTTCAAATTTCTGCCAGGACTAGGGTTTTATGGTTTTGGACTCATTCATATGATTGGCGGATTGAGCCGTACAGCAACGTCGGCTCTCCGTCAGTTGTTAGATGCTGGAACTTTATCAAACTTACCAGCCGGATTTAAACAAAGAGGTGTCAGAGTAAAAGATGACGCAACACCAATACAGCCAGGAGAATTCAAGGATGTTGACACTCCAGGTGGTAATTTAAAAGATGCATTTGTATTTTTACCTTACAAGGAACCATCACAAACTTTATTAGCTTTGATGGGAACTGTAGTTCAAGCAGGACAGAGATTCGCGTCCATTGCTGACATGCAGGTCGGTGACGGGAATCAACAAGCAGCTGTTGGTACGACTGTAGCTCTTTTAGAACGTGGTTCAAGAGTAATGTCAGCAATCCATAAACGACTATACTCGGCATTAAAAAATGAATTTAAATTATTAGCAAAAGTATTTGCTACTTACTTACCACCAGAATATCCTTACGATGTTGTTGGTGGACAAAAGAACGTTAAGGTCACAGATTTTGATGACAAAGTAGATGTACTACCTGTTGCGGATCCAAACATATTTTCAATGAGTCAAAGAATATCTTTAGCTCAAACTGGATTACAACTTGCAATGTCAAACCCACAAATTCATAGTTTGTATATGGCATTTAGAAAAATGTATGAAGCGTTAGGTGTAAAAGATATTGATAGAATTTTACCACCACCGCCACCAAAAGCACCTAAAGATCCATCATTAGAACACATTGATGCATTAGGTGGAAAACAATTTCAAGCCTTTCCAGGACAAGATCACAGAGCACACGTTACTGCTCACTTAAATTTTATGTCAACTAATTTAGTTAGAAATAATCCACCGGTCATGGCTGCGATACAAAAAAATATATTAGAACATATTAGTCTAATGGCAACTGAACAAGTGCAATTAGAATACAGAGAACAAATGATGCAGCTACAACAACTTGCGCAACAAGCAGCAGTTAACCCGCAAGCACAACAACAGGTGCAAGAGATGACTCAAGGCATTGAAGCAAGAAAAGCAGTATTGATTGCAGAGATGACAGGCGATTTTATGAAGGAAGAAAAAGAAATCACATCTCAATTTGATTCTGATCCTTTATTAAAACTAAAATCAAGAGAAGTTGATTTAAAAGCAATGGAGAATCAACGTAAACAGGAAGAAACAACTGCTAAACAAGAACTTGAAAGAGCAAAACTACTTCAAGCTAAGAATTTAAATGAAGAAAAGCTTGAACAAAACGAAGAATTAGCAGAATTACGTGCTGACACTTCAATTGAAAAACAAGAAATAGCAAATGAAAACAGATTAACACTTGCTAACATGAAACCAAAAGGGTAAAAGGTAAATATTATGAAAAACTATAAAAAGCCTACAATAATTAAAATGGAAGATTCTGAAAAAATTGTTGATCCAAGATCAGCAACAAGTTTTAGAGGAAAATCTTATTTAGCTGTTGGCAATAAACAAGAAGTTAAAGGTTCTGGCGCTGCTAGAAAACAAAAACCAGTAACTTGGGTTTAATATGTGGCTATCAGCAGTTAAGCTTGCTTTAAACGCTGGCACGCACATCTATAAGAAAAAACAAGAGACTAAGATGGCGATGGCAGACGCTCAGCACATGGCAGCCACTAAGATGGCCCGTGGAGAAACAGAATACCAAGGCAAACTTTTAGAATCGAGAGATTCAGATTATAAGGACGAGGTCGTTTTGGCGATTTTAACTTTGCCAATTTTGGTGCTCGCCTATGGGGTATGGTCGGATGATCCGGCAGCCATGGATAAGATAAAAGTGTTCTTTGAACATTTCCAGGCGCTTCCGACATGGTTTACAAATTTATGGATCCTTGTCTGCGCAAGTATTTTTGGTATAAAGGGAACACAAATATTTAGAAACGGCGGAGGAAAAAAATAATGTCTTTTAAAAAATTTTTAATGAACAAAGTTATCAGTTCTGTTAAACCAAGTGTACCTAAAACAAAATTAAGTAAAGCTACAAGTGAATTAAATAAAGCTATACAAAAAACAAAAGGTTCTCAAGCAAAATTAAAACAAACATTGTTTGAAATAGAAAATAAAATGCCTTTAACTTTTAAAAAGAAAACAGGAAAATCTATGAAAGAATCAGATAGAAAAAAACAAATTATGAAAGACAATTCTAAAGTCATAGGTAGAATGTTTAAAAAAGCATTAGAAGATAAAAAATAATATGAGAATGAGTTATAAAAACGGTGGTGATACCCACGTTACTAAAGAAGGAAAAACTGCTAAAAAAGGTTTATGGTACAACATTGCACAAAAGAAAAAACGTGGTGAAAAAATGAGAAAAAAAGGTGACGAAGGTGCACCAACAGAAAAAGCAATTAAAAAAAGTCAGGCGTAATGGCACAATCAGCTGCATGGAAACGTAAAGAAGGTAAGAATCCATCAGGCGGATTAAATAAAAAAGGTGTTGCATCTTACAGAGCAGCTAATCCAGGATCAAAACTTAAAACAGCAGTAACAACTAAACCATCTAAATTAAAAGAAGGATCAAAATCAGCAAATCGTAGAAAATCTTTCTGCGCAAGAATGAGTGGTATGAAAAGTAAATTAACATCAGCTAAAACTGCAAGAGATCCAAATTCAAGAATAAACAAATCTCTTAGAAAATGGAATTGTAATTAATGAGTCCTGAAACAGTAATTTATAAATTACAAAGAGGAATAGAAGCTCAATTAGCAAATTTAACTAATGTTGTAACGACTGGCGTTGACAATATGGAAAAATATAGATATATATTAGGACAAATCAATGCATTGGAATCAGTGCGTCAGGAACTTTCAGACCTGCTTAACTCAGAGGAGAAAAATGAAGGAACAGTCATCGATATTGGGGACCACAAACTCAAAGATAGCACTACCAAATAAAAATTTAGTTGGTGTAAAAAAATCAGAAGAACCAAAAAAAGAAATTACAAAAGAAACAACAAAATTACCTAAACCTACTGGTTGGAGAATGCTAGTTTTACCATTTAGAATGGATGAAAAAACTAAAGGCGGAATCTTACTAGGAAATGAAACTATAGACAAACAACAAGTAGCATCACAATGCGGAAGTGTACTTGCAATGGGAGATGCGTGTTATGTGGATAAGGAGAGATATCCAAACGGTCCGTGGTGCAAGGTTGGTGATTGGGTGGTCTTTGCGCGTTATGCAGGATCACGTATAGAAATTGATGGTGGGGAAGTTCGTCTTCTTAATGAAGATGAAGTTTTAGCAACGGTTCAGGATCCAACAGATATCCTGCACAAATATTAACATAGGAAGGAACTATGCCAGAAGAAAATAAAATAAAACATGACGAACCGATGGTAGATATAGATACTTCAGGCCCAGAAACCGAAGTTGATTTACCAGAAGAAGTAGTCAATAAAGTTGAACCAGAAAACACGGAACAGGAAACAGTAGTAGAAGAAGTAAAAGAAGAACCAGTAAAAACTGAATCAGGAAAACAGGACGAAGAATTAGAAGTTTATAGTAAAGGTGTTCAATCTCGTATTGCTAAACTTACTCGTAAGATGAGAGAAGCAGAACGTAGAGAAGCTGCAGCTGTGGAATATGCACAAGCTGTAGAACAGAAAAGACAAATTGATAATGAAAGATTTCAAAAAGTTGATTCTGATTACACTAAAAAATTTGAGGAGAATGTAAAAACTGGAATGGATTCCGCGCAAAAAGAACTTGCGACGGCAATCGAAGCTGGTGATGCAACTGCTCAAGTTGAAGCTAATAAAAGAATTGCTACACTTGCATTTGAAAATGCAAAATTGGAGCAAAGAAAAGAACAACAACCCGTTAGACAGGAACCTGTCCGACTACAAGACGGTGGTAATTTACGCCAACCCACACCACAAGATTTACCAGCTCCAGACCCTCAAGCAGAGGAGTGGGCAAGTAGAAATAAATGGTTCGGACAAGATAGAGCAATGACTTTTACAGCATTTGAGGTTCATAAAGACCTAGTTGCTGAAGGTTTTGATCCTCAATCTAATGAATATTATGCGGAAGTAGACAAGAGAATAAAAGTTGACTTTCCCCATAAATTTGGTAATACTGAAAACATAGCAACGGCCAAGCCCGTTCAGTCGGTCGCTTCAGCTAATAGAAGCGTAAAATCTGGTCGCAAAACTGTGAGACTCACATCTTCACAGGTAGCAATAGCTAAAAAATTAGGTGTGCCACTCGAAGACTATGCAAAACAATTAAAACTCACGGAAGGAGCATAAGCATATGAAAAAAGAACAAGAAAAAAAAGTAACTTCTCGTGCGAGCCAAACTCGGTCAAATACTGAAAGACCAAAAGAGTGGGCTCCTCCATCTTCTCTAGATGCACCGCCTGCGCCGGATGGATTCCGACACAGATGGATACGGGCAGAAAGTTTAGGATTTCACGATTCTAAAAATATTTCTGGAAGATTAAGATCTGGTTATGAGTTAGTGAGAGCTGACGAATATAAAGATACTGATTATCCCGTAGTCACTGATGGTAAATACGCAGGAGTGATTGGGGTCGGTGGCCTTTTGCTCGCAAGGGTACCTGAAGAGATCGCGCGTTCTCGAACTGAATACTTCAAAAAACAATCTGAAGGTCAGGAAGAAGCAATTGAAAACGATTTAATGAGGGAAGAGCATAAGAGTATGCCAATCAATGTTGATAGGCAGTCTCGCACAACCTTCGGTGGTACAAAGAAATAATATTTCTTAAACTATCCGATTTAAATCAACCGTGACTGGAGGTCCGCAAGGACAGGTCACATAAGGAGTAATAACATGGCTAATAGAAACAGCGCCGGTTTTGGTTTAAGACAATCTGGAACGTTAGGTAATACACCTGCGAACCAAGGTCTTTCTCAATACTGGATTGATTCTGCAGCAACAGTTGATCTTTTTAACGGCATGGCGATGAAATCGTCAGGCGGTTATATGATTACTGGTGAAAGTGCAACTACCGTTACAACGATAGGTGTTCTGTATGGAATCTACTATAACGCAGCTTCTACTAATAAACCCACTTGGGCGCATTGGTATGACGCAACAATTACTCCAGCAAACAGCGAAGACACACAAGCGTTTGTTAATGATTATCCTTTTCAGAAGTATACTATAGCTTCAGATGCAGCAGTAGCTAGTTCAGTTCCTGCAGCTCACGTGAAGTTTATGGAAACTTTCTCCGTGTATGCAAATACAGGTGGAAGTACTTCAACAGGAAGATCAACAACAACACTTGACATCGGGGCAACACATGCAACTACACACTCTTGGAGATTACTAAGAAGTGCTGAAGAAACAGAAAACAGCGACTTAACTGCTGCGTACTGTTCTTTAGAAGTTGTACAAAACTTGTCTGAGTTTGTCGGGTCTGGAACTTAGGAGCATAAAATGGCAATATCAAGAGCACAACTCGTTAAAGAGTTAGAGCCAGGCCTGAATGCACTATTCGGTCTGGAGTACAAAAGGTATGATAATCAGCACGCTGAGATTTATACCAACGAATCATCTGACAGAGCTTTCGAAGAGGAAGTAATGTTAAGTGGTTTCGCAAACGCAAACGTGAAAGTTGAAGGGTCTGGCGTAAATTACGATCAGTCTCAAGAAACTTACACAGCTCGTTACACACACGATACAATTGCTTTAGCATTTGCTATCACGGAAGAAGCTATCGAAGATAATCTCTACGATAGAATTTCTTCTAGATACACAAAAGCTCTAGCAAGATCTATGTCTAATGCAAAACAAGTGAAAGCAGCAGCTCCACTGAACAATGGTCTACCTACGGCAGACGCATTTGATTCAGGGGATGGTGTTTCTTTATTTAACACTTCACACACAACTGTGTCTGGAACTAGTGTTAAAAACACTTTAACTACGCAAGCAGACTTAAATGAAACATCATTAGAGCAAGCATTGATTGACATTGCTGGATTTACTGATGAACGTGGGTTAAGAGTGGCAGCTAAAGGAGTTAAAATGATAATTCCTTCTGCTAATCAGTTCTCGGCTGAGAGATTGTTAAAATCTCAAGGTAGAACTGGTACAGCTGATAATGATATCAATGCTGTTGCATCAATGGGAATGGTTCCTCAAGGTTATAGAGTGAACAATTTCTTAACTGATAGCGACTCTTGGTACATCATTACAGATGTCCCTAACGGTATGAAAATGTTCACTAGAGCACCATTGACAACTGCAATGGAAGGTGACTTTGATACTGGTAACGTTAGATACAAAGCTAGAGAAAGATACTCATTTGGAGTATCAGACTATAGAGGTATCTTTGGTTGCGAAGGTGCGTAAGCATAATTAAATTATGTGGCCGGACATAGTTCGGCCACATTTTCTAAATAGAAAGAAAAAACCATGAAACAATTCACAGTCAAAATTTGGGCTCACAATCATTATGCTAAATTTAATGTATTAGCTGAAGATAATGCCGTTTCTCTTGAACAATCAATCCTTGACAAGTTGGGAGAAAAGAGTATAAACTGGGAATATCTCGGAAATTCTTATGATAACCGAGTAAACAGAATAACCTATGAGGAGGTTGTTGATGATACAAGACCTATACAAACAAAAAAGGTCCTTGGAGTTGAAGTGGGAACAGGAGCATCTGTCTAATGGTAGATACACTCTTGAGATGGTCAGAATCGATGACAAAGTTAGAGAAGTTATCACAGAGATCAAGCTAGAAGAAGCTAAAATTGCTCAAAGGCAAAATTCTATTGAAGCTGCCGCTCCACAAGTTTCTGTAGCTACTTAAGTCACAAAGCTACATCGCTGAAATCGTATATTTTTGTAAGGATCTCTTGCACTCTACTAAAAAATAACATATAATTTTACCACTATACAAAAAATAAACTTAAATGTAGACGCGTATAGTCGGCTATCCCCTAGGGACTACATTTAAATATTCTAGGAGGAATATTATGTCAAAAACAACTTTTTCAGGTCCAGTAAGATCTGAAGATACATTTAAAACAGTCAGTAAAGCGGCATCTACTGGAACGATTACTGAAGTCATCACTTTAGGTGATGGACCTGTTACATTGGGAGATGAAAATAC